ATTTTTTGTCGTAGCTCAAACTTTTCCTCAGGTGTTTTGCATTTAGAAAACCAATAGGACTTCATTATTTCTTTTTCATTGGTTTCTTAGTTGTGTTCTTGTAAGGTTTGACCTTGCCCTTTTTATATGGCATCTTATAGTCCTTTCTCAATAGCAATTTCTTGTTCTTCCTCTAGTTGGACTTGAGCTTCTATCGACATCTTCTCAGTCTGCATTTGCTCAAGGATAGCTACGTTCTCCGCAAACAAGGTAGGCTCACCTAACTCATCAGCCAAGATACGAGCAAACTCTTTGCCTGACATATGGACAGCTATAGCTGGGTCAGCTAGTTTAAGTTGGTATAGCTGAGTAATATTCTGTACTCTCTGTGCTCTTTCAGCAAAGTGTCTAGCACCCATAGGCACTATCTTACCGTTAGCTTTGATGTCTTCCTTGGTAATCTCTTCAAAGAAAAAGACACCAGTATCTTCGTTAAGGACTCTGATAGTGTCAGCATAATCCATGTTACGTCTAGCTGCTTCTAGCATAGCATTGAGGATAGGCTCTAAGAAAACTCTTTCGAAGTGTGCAGTCTTATGCTGGAAGATACGACCTGCTGCTGTCATCAATTGGTTTACTTCAAAGGCTGTCTTCTCACCTGCACTACGGATACCCATAGCTTCCCTTGGTGCACCTGCCATCATCTCCATTTTATTCTCTAGGTTCTGAATCTGGAAGTCAGCATTGAGTGCGGTTGCATCTGGTGCTAGGTACCCTACGTCACCTTCTTCACCCATGTATATACGGGCTGCTGGCTCAAACTCAAAGTCCTCTACGTCACCTCTGATTTTGAGAATAGGATAGGCTATCTGATCGAAGACATCAGCCTTGAGGTTCTCTAGGTGATCAATGCGATACTGCATACCTACTAGGTTATCCAGTGGTCCCATCGAATAGAGATTATCAGGACGGTCTCTCCAACCTACATGGAAGACAGAAGCTTTACCTAGCCAGCTAGGGTTCTGTTCGTTTGACAAGACATAAGACCTGTCAACAATTGTGATCACACGGTTCTTCATGAACTGATTTGTATCAGCATCGTACATGTCACCGTAGAATGTAAGGATTTCTATATAGTCAGATTCAAAGTATTGCTTAATGTCAGAGAACCCGTCAGCTAAGAACCCCTCTGACTTATGTACATCTACGTCATTACCTGTAGCGTATGAACGATTGTGCATCATCTTTTCAAAGATGTCGTTCATGTAGGCGTTGTCTACAGTCTCGTCAATTTTTCTTTTGACTTCACCCTTTGTAAGAAGCGTTCTGACAATCTTAGGTGAGTCGATAAAGGAAGCAGCTAAGGGGTTAAAACAAATATCAAAAGGAGAAATACGAACAAGCTTAGGTCCAACATAGTTAACGGCCCTCTCACCATCCTCGTACTCAGTGTAGTCTCTGACAAAATCTACAGTAGCAAAACAGTTTCCGTACTGAATATAATCATTGATAAGTTTGCTTACAGTATTCTCAAAGTCTGACTGACGTATTTTGTTTTCCATGTAGGCTTGGATAACGTCACGTTTATTCTTTGTGTTAGCTTCTTGATCACTCGCTTCAAACCTAAAGAAACGTTTCTGAGGAAACAAAGCTGAGAAATAATTAGCATGTAAATTGTCAGCAATCTGTGTTAGCTTAGGTGTTGTCGTACTGTTAGTCCAAGGCAGCTTACTGTTGGACGTAGTACGAGTATCCGTTGCGTAGATATAGTTACGGATTTCTTTCCACTCTTCGATCTTTTGCTGACGTGAGTTATTCCAAATAGTCCATCTGTCTGCAATCTCCGTAGCTAATGCGTGAGGAGCTATAAGAGAATAGAGATCAATAGTTGTTCCAGCCATTAGAACGAAACTCCACCAAATCTTTTATTAAACTGTACAACGTTGTCTCTGCTTCTAAAGATTTTCCTAGAAGGTTTAACTGCCATGTCAACTGCTGAAGCTAAGGCATCTATAACGTCATCGTGTGCAGGGTTACGAGAAGACAACTCTTCTTCTAGTATTTGAATGTTGCCACCCCTGTAGTGCCACATGCTCATGTTATCATAACGAGGTTCCAAAATAGAAGCTATCCGTTCTTGTTTGTTGCCTTGGTTCTTATTAGGTCTGTACTCGTTGATACTTAAAGACAACCACTGTTGTTTGATTAATTCTTTTAGTTGTCTGACAATAGCCATCTGAGCTACTGTTGTTTCGGCCCTCATTTTTCTGAATGACCACTTGTTGACCAGATGAAAGATGTGATCAAAGTAAACTGAGATACGATCAGTCTTGAACCTGTCAATATCTAAGACATAAACATTGTTGTCGGCATCTATTCCTATGACAACGATAGCTGTTGAGTCAGCCTTCTTAGATAAACTAAATGCAAAGTCAACGGCTGCATACAGGTTTAACTTGTTGTCTTTATAGAACCAGTATCCGTTTTCTTCTTTTAAATGCTTACGATCAAAGTACTGAAACTTTTCGCTGCCTACAGGTACGTTGTCTGGATCAGAAGGGTCGTTGTAGTACTGTGCTCTGAACTGGCCTTTGTCTAAGTACTGACCCCGTTTCTTAGCGAGAATCTTAATGTCAAACCCAAACCACTTACCGTCTTTACGTTGTTGTCTAGGCCAGAGAAACTCACCTGTGCCATCCCCTAGGTCTTCCACTGGTTTCTCGAATACCTCGTAGATATTCTCTTCACCTGTCTTCTCACCGTTCTCGTTGTACTGGTCTTCCATCATTTGAAGAAGATCATTGTACAGATCAGAAGGGTGATACCTAGTGCCTACGACCCACTCTTTCGCTTCAGCACCTTCAATAGAGGAGAGAAGAGAGTATTGACTTTTGACTTTATTCCTTCCCTCGCCTGTGTAAGCATTTTCGTAAACGACACAATCATCAAGGACTGCGATGTCGCAATGAAGTCCTGTAAGCGAAGTCGTAAGTCCACCAGTAAAGATCGAAGGGTCTCTAACATTTTCTTTCTTCCTTAAAGGATGATCCAACATAATCTCTGAGTTGGTCCATCGTGTACGTTTGCCTTCATCAAAGTTTACGTGATCAGGCCAGTACCGTCTGTATATCTCAGATGTAAGTATGCCTTTGATAAAGCCTAGTTGTTTCTCTGCTAGGTTAGCTGTTGCTGAGATATAAAGTATTCTAAGTGTTGGGTCTTTGGTTAGTTCCCATGCTACCCTGTAAGCTATAAGCCGTGACTTGCCGTGGTCCCTAGGGAATAGGAGTAGCTGATGTGACTTATTATCTTCTCTTGTCCACCAATTGCAGACATCTTCGTGGCATTGTCCTAGTACTTGCTCTGGTGCTATAAGTTTAATAAAGGTTACCAGATCATCTTCAGCAGCTATTCTTATTTGATCTAAAGCTGACATTTACTTTAAAGACATCCACATTGCAGCAGCTATAAAGCTTAGTACAGCTACTGTACCCATCTTAACGGTTGTAGACCAAATACTCTTCTTGGTCATTCTCCATGCGTCAAGTAAACTACGCATATCACGTAGGTCATTTGCTGCATCTTCGTCATGTAATCCTAAAGAACGCAATGCCTCTGCTGCACCCTTTTTAGCTGCCCTGTCTAACATTGCTTCAAGTTCTTCAGGAGCCATCAGTCAGCTTCCTGAATGGTTAATGTGCCAGCCTCAACCTGACGCATGATCTCTGCGTAGTGGCGGTTGCTGGGGTCTTGAGGAACAGTCATTTCAACGCCGTCAAGAGTGATTTTTACGTTTACTATCTTGCCGTCATCTACGTACTGTGCCGCAGTAATATTCATACTGTCCATGATTATAACTCCGCATCTAAATGGATTTGTATGCCCGGGCTACTTATGTAAATATCAACATGTGCACCATTCGCTTTTGAATAAATATGGGTGTAATTTTTACTTCTTGGCGAAACCCCGTAAGAAGTAGAAGCACTCTGCCAAGTGCCAGTAGTGCCATTGTCATAAGATACTGTTGGGCTAGCTCGCAGCTCAACCGTCTGAGCTATACTCGAATAATTCCAAGCACCGGTAGTATACGAACTACCAAGACCCATGTCACCCATGTCTATATACTGATAATACCTCTGACACCTCGCCAGTTCATCCCCGTATGACCGATGCTC